AAAAATGAACCGACTTTACTTGATGTAAGATAATCTGGAGCATCTGTATTCCCACCAAAGTAAAGTCTTTGTTCGTGAAAAGCACAAGTTCTTGGATAACCATGTACATCACTATATAGTTGCTCGTCCCACTTTCTTGTTGCTGGATGTCCAACAATTTTTACACTTGCTCCTCCACCATCTATAGATTCAGTTGCTGTATCACTTGAACTTGCTGTAAAACTAAATCTATTGTCATCGATATTGGTAATTGTAAATGTGCCATTAAGATTTGTACTTGCTAATCCATTTCCATCTGCATCAAAAATATCTTGTGCACCACTAATAGTTATACTTGCTCCAGTAGAAAAACCATGTTCAGCAAGAGTTACTTCTACTACACCTGAACCTTGTGCAGTCTTAAATGGATTGTTATCTAGTTCTATTTCAACATCTCCAAGCAAAGTTCCTGTTAGTACAGTTGTAGATGTAAAGCCAGTAATTAATATTTCTGTACCATGATACCTTACTCTTGTCCCAATATATGATGGGCTTGATGTCCAATAAGCAGCAGAAGTTGTAAGCGTAACTCCAGTTGAACCTTTTGCTGTTTGGTTTATGTCAAGTGTAATATCATCTGCTGAAAATTTAAAATATGGTTGATATGTTTTTTCATCATTTATACTTTTATCAAATTCAAATGTAGACAAAGTAAATGTAGTTGCACCAGTTCTTTTTAAAACTTTAGTAGAAAAATCTTTATGAGCAATAATCATTGTATCGCCTTGCTGTGTAACAGTAAGCTCAAAGAGTTGTGCTGTTGCTATACCTGATGATGTAATTGTTTGTAACAATGTACCTGCACTACTATATATTTTTATAGTAGTATTTTGAAAAAGTATTACATACTCCTGGTCATCTGAAAAAATAAATGATTCTAGTCTACCTGTTGCACTACCAGCATCTGCTCTGTGTACTGTGCCAGGCCTTCTTTCAATACCGCCTTGATTTAAAGTCAATACATTTCTAGCTTTTTTTAATCCTTGTTCATAAGCTACTACATCTACTCTACTAACAATCTTTGGGTCTAGTTCTCCTCTTACAAAACTTGCTTGATGTATTCTCTGTATTGCCATTCATTAGCTCGTTGTTGTATTAATATTAGATAATGATGTACGATTTCTTCTATTACGCATTCTATTTACATCCATGCGTTTTGTGGTTTGTGCTTGACCATCTGTAGATTTAGCCATTGCTATTTGTGCTATTGCCCTTTGTTGATATAGCTGAGATAAACTATCATTTCTTGCAATAGAACCAGCAAATAAACTAGCAAGTTCAAAAACCATACATTGTTTAAAATATGGTGGAAACTCTGCTTCACTTGGTTGAAATGTATAATCACATATCAAAGTATCTGTACTGCTTGTATCTGCAAGTAATTTATCACCATAGCGGTCAAAAACAATTACATTGTCAGAAACTGTTATTGTATGGATAAGTAAAGCATCACTTGGTATAGCATATGCTGATTTAAATCTTGCTAATGGAGATACTGCTTGATAACTTAACTGTTGTTGTTTTGCTGCAAATCTCCAGCGAACTCTTGTCAACATAGCTTCTAATGTAGATTCATATAACTGTCCTGCTACTATAGATTCTGTTGTTGCTTCTTCAAAGCTAGTTATTATGTTAGCACCCACTAGCACTAGGGCTTTGTTGCAAATATCAAATCTAGTTTCTGATAACATAATAACTCCTTTAGAAAATGAGGGAAGGGTGTAGTCAGACCTTCCCTCAAGTTCAAAGCACTAATTAAGTGCCATTTGTTGTGGTAACAGTTGAAGCTCCTGTTGCTGATGTTACTACTAATACATCAACAGTAGCTGTACCACCTGTTGCACCTACAGCGATAATAATATCAAACTGTTTTAGGTTGTCAGTTACTGAATTAAAGTAACCTGAACCAGCAATCGTGCTTACTGCATCTGTAGATTGGTACATAAATAAGTTAGAGTCTCCTCCACCTGCTACCAATTTTAACGCTGTTGCGGTTAAAGCCATAATGTCCTCCTTTATTCAGTAATCTGGATTTGCATGAAACCATTAGCATCAATAGCTACTGCGTTCATACTCATCATAGATGTTGTTTGATGACTTACCTTCTGAGGAATATAATGCATTTCAGTTCTAATATCAGCACCTGTAGCAAGGCCAATAGCAGATTTATGATATGCATGACAATCTCTAGTAGTACTAGATATTGTTAATCCTGAATGTGTGAAGTATAAGAACCCTAACCATCTCTTAGCAGTCATACCGCCAGAGTAAGGTAATTCACCTTCTCCAACATATTCTGCTCTTGAGAATTGGTCAATCTGTAACAAGTCAGCCCATCCAGCACTAGACACAACAAAGTATCTTTGACCATCATCAGGAACATCTGCTTCACCAAATGTTTCATATGTGGTTAAGTTCTTTGCAAGTGTAAGTCCTGCACTACCATGAGCAATGTTTGCAGAGTTTGTACCTGCATCTAATACATCAATGATAAGTTGGTCTGTTTTTCTACCTAAAGCTGCCGCAGCAGATTGAGCTAGAACTTGTCTTTCGTCTATGTTTGTTTTTAACTCATCTAGTGTGTCTACCATATCACTTGCATAAAAATCACTAAGTGTTACATCAACTGTACTATGTGAGAGATCCATGATTGGAACTTCTGCATGACGACTTTTTGTAACCGCAGTTCCTTTACCTACTTTCTGGAAACGTGCTTGATTACCTTTTATATTTTTTGACTGCCTAACAGTATTGGATAGTTTAGAACCCATACGTTGATATGCCATATGGACTTCTGCTTCAAACTGTTTAATAAAGGCAGTATCGATAGATGTACTCATCGTTATCTCCTGTTAAATTAAATTAAAATTTCACAGTTGTCCTTTATCCTTCAATTCGGTTGTCCATTTAGGGCCTATCTCCGACATATTGGGCTGTATTTCTTTATCTACCAATGGCAGATGCTTATAAAAATAATACATTTCAACATTATTTACAAGCGTTGGTTGCTCTGCAATACAATATTTTTGCCATTTCAGCCATTTTATAGACCTTTTATGTTCTTTTATTATGAAATTAAATAAAAAAGTATAATGTGATTCAAGATACGTAATCCATTTAATATTGTTTCTAATGAAAAATCTTTGATGTTTATATAATAAATCACTAGCTAAAAACCAAACTGCTGCTTTTTTTGGGTTTCTTCTATTGACTGGCATTGCACCCCATATAGCTACAACTTCATCTGTGCCTTTTTCAAAAATAGTAAACGTATGTGTATTAGGTCTGTTATACCTAAAAGGATTAATTAATGCCGTTAATGGGTCAATTCCCATAGTTCCTAACTCAAACTTATCTAATTGTTGTAAGTTTGGAGCTAATCGAAAACAATCGTCAGGGATTGTTTTTTCTACATATAGCATTACTTAGTTAGCATTCTAAATGCTGCATCAACCTTTGCTACATATGCTTCATCTCTATATCTTGCATCGTGATATCTAGGGTCAGCCATCATAGCTCTAGCATCAGCCATCGTAAGTTTTTTCTCTGGTTGAGTAAATTGCTCTGACTTTACACCAGTTTTATTCATTTCAATTATGCGTTCTAATGCTTGAACTCCTATAGCAGAACTGCCTAATCCAAAAGCTATTGCTTCATATTCTTCTGGTGGAAAAGTTTTCTGTGCCCATGCATCAACAGCATCAACTCTAGCTTTTCCATTTTCACCTAATACTTTCATTTCAGTTTCCATATCAGGTTGATTGCCCATCATTATATCTACATATTGAACAACGCCTCCTTCAAACTCTTCCTGCGACATTCCATTTTCTTTTGCTACATTGGTCCACCAACTAAACATTGGGTTTTCTTCTACCATTTCAACAGTAATACCTTCTGGTAAAGCTGGTAATTCATATTTCTCTGGTATATTTTCTTCATGTTCTGCTGCTAATTTATTAATAATTTTTTCTTCCATCTCCGCTTCTTTGCCCTTACTAAAGGCCTCAAGTTGAGTATATGATTTAGCCATTTCCTCAGTTCTTATTTCTCCAGTTTCTGGATTATAAAATTTCTCAGGTATATAATCTGGTCTTTCTGGTATTGGTGGTTGTTCCTGTTCAGGAACTTCATCTAGTATTTCTTGCTCTGTTACTTGTTCTTCAGCCATTTTGACTCTCCTCTACTATTTGTTGTGATTTGCCTTTATTCATTCTTCTTTGCAATAGACCTACAATGTATCTTTGACCTTCAATATGACGAAGTTGATCGTTGCCAATTTCTGGACCAGCTACTGTTTCTATTGTAATTGATTTTAAATATGCAAGTATTGTAGCTCCTGCATCTGTTTTAAATAATGAATTTATTACTGCGTTAAGTGTTTCTTCTTGTTGTGGAGTTCTTTCAATTCCATCTAAACCTATTAAGGTTTTTGCTTCTTTTTTTTCCATGCTACACCTCATGTAATTAAATTGTTCCACGTGGAACATAAAGGAAGTAAAGGTACTCTCATCATTCAGGGTAAATGTGCTCTACTTCCCAATAACAGAATAAGAAATTGTTACCAAAAGTCAAGAAGTTATTCGCCTTCCATTGCTCCTTCTATTGGAGTGCCTTGTACTGATTGTTGATATTGTTGCATTTGTTGCATCATTTGAGCCATTTCTTGTGGAGACCTTATTAATTCTTCTGGAATACCAAGTTTTTTTGCAATGTGTTTTGCTACTTCATCTTGTTTAATCATAACATTTAATAACTGAGGTCCTACTCTGCCTTGTATTAATCCTAAGAATCTATCTATATTTACAACATCAGATTGATATTGAGCTTGAGCAAGAGGACTAGATGCTTTGATTTGTACTTCTCTACCATTAATAACAGGCACATCAATACGCCCTTGTTTTTTTAAAATAAAAATTACTCTTTGTAATACAGGGTTTACTAATTCTGCTTGTAATCTACCAAAAGCTGCACCTATCTGTCTTGATAAGTCTGCTTGTCTTTCAGCTACTTCTGTTGCAGACATTGGTGTTCTTTCATTTGGATTACCAAGCATATCATTGTATAACGCTTTTTTAATATTAGTTCTCATATCACGCAGTACAAGGTCAGATACATTAAAGTTACCTGCTGGTGCTATAGGTTGTAAACCTGCACTACCTGCTGCTTTCGGAATTACTGTGCCTGGAATAAGTGCAATGTTATCAACATTAATGACTCCATCATCTTCCACTTGGTACATACCAGATATTGCCATTTGTGCGTTTTCTAATATTAGTTCTACAACTAAATTAGCAGTTTTAATTGCAGGTAATGCAAACTGTAATGGCCCTCGTCCATATGTTTCTCCAGCACATTTAGACCATCTGTATATAATATATGGATTGCTTCCTATGCCTTTATATTCTTCTTTAAAAACTTCATGCTCATATTCTTTTGCAATGGCACAAAACATAAATACTTCTTCATTCTTAGTTGAATAGTCTTTATATGTACTTTCAACAATAGTTACTTCTTTATCAGGATTGGCTTCCATATCCATATTCATCTTGTCATTCATGGTTGGTGATGAATATGCAAAAGCTAACTCTTTTAATTTAATTTTTCTTGTGCGATAGATAGCATCTATCTTATCGTCATAGCCACTTGTAATACATACTTGTGGTAATGGTATTGCTTTAAATCTTATTGGTTGAACAGCATCTCCTTCTTCAACTAATAAAATTCCTGTGCCTACTGCACAATCTAAAAAGGTTTCATGTACCTCTTGAGAAAAGTTTGAGTTTTGTAATACTTCAAAAACATATTCTGTTATTTCATCTAACGATAAATTAGTTTCTTTTTGTTGGTCTTTTGGTACTTCTGTTCCAGCAATAAACTCAGCCCATCTTGCATAGTTTGGTACAATCCCAGATTGTAATCTACTTGCAAACTCTTGTACTGATACTACAGCCGTTTCATCAAATATATGGTCTGTTCTTCTTGAACCTATTGTTTCTGTATAAAAAGATTCTCTTTGTGGCAATGCTAATTCATAGCATTCCTCAAATACAGGTGTCCAATTATCTTTAATTGCTTTTGCAATTTGAAATTTTGCTAATATTTTTTTGACATTACTTTCAATATTAGCAACATTGACATCTGGTTTTCCTTCAATAGCCATTATGCACCTAGTGTTGTTTTAGTTTTATATTGTTCTGAAAGTTCAAATCCTCTACCGCCTTTCTTTCCTGATAATAAACTTCTTCTTCCACGTCTACCAGCTAGTGCAGCTTGAGTAATTTCAAGTTGATCCGCTTTTAATTGTCCAGCAGTTCTTCTTTCTTCTTGCAATGCTTGTCTATCAGCTCTTCTTGATGACTCTATTTGGTCTTTTTCAGCTTGTGTTCGCTGTGGTGGTTTTGGCATCTTAGGTGCGAATGGTCCTGCACACATTATCTATTCCTCCTATCATGTATATTTCGTCTTGGCTTTACAGTATAAACATCAAAATGTCGTTTTGCTACAAAAGGTTTTGATGTTTTATTACCCATAACAAGGCTTCTCCCCTCTCCTGCACCTAGTAATAAATACTGTAATGCATCATGTATATGCGAAAATCTATTCTTGTTTGGTTTTTCATCATAGCGTTCACCGCTTGTTTGTATACGTTTATAATGATAACCACCGCTAAATCCTTTTATCAAGTTAATACATTTTGGGTCAATTAACAACCCTGACTCTCCATCAGTCATTCTTGTTAATGTAGCATTTACTGCTTCCAATCTAACTAAGACATCATTAGATGGTGCTGGTCGTGCATTTATACCTTTACTTCTAAGTATTTGAAAGGGCGTTGCTTCGTCTGTTTGTACTCTATGGTCTCCTGCTGGGTCTCCAAAGATATGAAATTCTCTTGGCATATACATAGCCATATGTTGTTTTAACAAATCAGAGTATCTAACAATACCCATATCTTCTGCAACTAGCTCATCTAGTATTATCCATCTACCACGCACTCGTTGAGCAAATACACAAGCTGGAGTAAGTCCAAAATCTATACCCATAAATATTGGTGTTGTTTCTGCAACTAAACAATCACTCCTGGCAACATGCACATCATGTCTAAATGAGTCATATACTGGTTTACCATCTTCAATCAATCCCAGTTTGTTAAGAACATATACATCAATCCATGATTTAGTTTTACCTCTAATTATATTTGGATAATAATTAGGCGTAAGATTCTTTGCATTTTCTGCCTCATCATTCATATCATATCTATCTACTACATCATCTTTACCCATAATTTCATGCATTGCAGGTGGTTGATTAAAAAATGACCAGTTATCAGGTTTAATTAACATCTTCGCTTCTTGTTTTGTAAGATAGTCAGGCAGTACTGTTTCACCAGCAAGTATCGGCCACCAATGCTCTGTATCAGGTGCGTTAGTATCAGCGATAACCCCATACCAGCTTGGGCCACCATCACGCATACTAGGATAACGACCAACACGCATGGTACAAGCATCGACAATAGACTTGGGTATTTCTCTAGCTTCATTAATCCATACTCCTGTAAGTTCTAATGATAGTAGCTTTTTTACATCTTCTGGTCTATCTAAGGCAAGAAAGATAACTTCTAGTTCCATATCGCCTTTTCTAATCATGTGTGTAAAGGGTACGCTGTATAAAAACTTACCCCATTCTTCTTCTGGAAACCAATCTAACCATGTCTTAATAGTAGTTGTTTTGAGTTGTGGATTAGTATTTCTTACTACAGCCCATCTACTTTTGCGTATACCTTCTGCATTTGGTTCTTGTGCTAATGCTCGTCTTAGTATTTCAATACAACATGATACTGACTTACCGCTACCAACTGGACCACGCAATCCACGAAAGAAGCTATCATCTTTCATAAATGTTTTTACTACTGGTCCTGGAGCTTTATAATCTAGTGATGCCATATTTTACTGCTAACTCATAAAGTTTCTCTACTGTTTCTCTTGACATAGCTGCAATAATTTTATCTGCTTCTTGGTCAGTAACAAAATCTTTTGGATAATGTTTCATATGCTGTGTCTTTACAACTAACCTTACTTTATTCCATTGTTCTTGTGTATATACTGCTGAGTTTGCTAAATCATTTGTCATTTAAACTTACCTCTATATCCAATACCAATACTTGTTTTATCATCATCTTTTCTAATTTCTGCTGAAAAACCATCATCTTCATATTTAATTGACTGCCTATCTTTATCACCTTTTTTGCCAATATTAATATCAAATTTTTTACTTTTATATTGTAAGTTATAGTCTACATCTTTTACCGTTTCTCCACTTTCATCAAATATTGTTTGTCCTTGTACATGAAAACCATCTTTTTTATTTTCAACACCAATCCCAATTTCAGTATTAAATAAATCTTCTTCTCCAGGTATTTTCTCAAGAAACATATTGCCGTAGTATTCATTAGATGCTGATGAATTTAATATCATTTCTCTTGTAATAGATTGTTTAATATTATCATCACTACCTGTTGAGGCGTAATCAAGACTTGTCATATCTTTAACATTAGCTTCATCAAAATTATTATTAATATTATCTTCTGCAGGTATACCAAAAGATGACCTGTAATTTTTTAGATAATATCTAATATCTTTTAACATTTGTGCATTTTTTTCTGCATAGTTTGGATCGGTTGCATATATTTTTGATGGGTCAGCTAATATTTTTGCATTTACTTTTTTAAAATTATCAAATGCTTCTTCTATATTGTTGTAACTTTTAAATCTATCTATAATTTTAATTTTGCCTTCTTTATCGTATGCAATAGCACCATTCTCAAAAACGATTGAACCGCCTCTTGTTTCTATTTCTTTTCTTAATATTTCTATACCTGCTGCATCTGACCTTACTCGTTTTCCTTTTTTGTGAGTGTATGCTTGTAGTCCTTCAGTAGTTTGTACTAGTTTACCTTTAGTTTTGTCTGTTTCTTTAATACCAAAGTAATTAAAATTGCCTGACGGTTTATTTAACCAACCACTTTCTAGCATTATCTTTGCTAATAAATTTTCATCAGTAATACCTTTAGATAATAGATACTGCATTGAATCAACTTTAAATTGTTTATCTGGCCCAGTTGGGTCATCTAGCCTTCTTTCTACAAAAGGCATATTAAATTTAGAGCGTGGTGATGGGCCTTTCTCAGCCATTGATAATAGACTCCTGGTAAATTAATTCGTGTGCCATTTTTTCTGCCAACTCTTGTGGGTGTCCTTTTAATAATTTTAACTCCAGGCATTGTTCATATTGCTTTTTCTTCTCTGCATCTTTACGTTTCTTTTCATTGGCTTCCATAGTCTTAGCTCTATGCTCTGCTTTTTCTAATTTAGTCAATGGTTTTTTCTTTTTCGCCATACTACCTCCTAGCAGTTCCAAGCTCTCAGTGATTTATTTATTCTTGAATTTGGATCTCTAGCTGTTTTAGCTGACGTTAATTTTTTCTTCATGCCTTTCATTCTGGCACAAAATGATTTACGCCTCGCCTTATCACGCTTGGATTTTGGATTAGGTGCTGGTGGTTTTAGATTACCACCAGTGCTTCTATTGTAACTGGCTCTCCCTTTGGCGTTCAAACCACCCTTTGGGTTCTTACCAGCTTTGCGTTGCCACGCTGGACTCTTAGCCATTAGTACTTAATCTTTTTTGGCTTTGGCATTTTTACTTTCTTTTTCTTTTTCATACCCTTCATGCTTTACCTCCTTTGTTTTTCATCTGCTTCATTAATTTATTACGAACTGCCTTTGGCAAGTCCTTCATGTGAAATAACTTCTCACTTGATTTTGTATGACTCTTACCTGTATGTAAAGTGCCATCGGCCATCTTGTGTGAAGCACCTGTAAACAAAGTACCATCTTTCTTATAGTGCTTTACTCCTACTGCCATTATGTCCTCCTGTATCGTCTGGTTTTCTTGGCTATATCTTTTGGTTGTCTGCTGAACTGCTTACCTGCTGCGGTGTCCTTACGTTTCTTTGCAGTAGTCCTGGCATACTCTCTAGCAGTCAATGCTTGTCTGGCTTTCTTTGGCAAGTAGCGTTCGCCTGTCTCGCTGGACTTCTTACCTGACTTAGTACCCCAGTCTTGCTTAGACCATTTAGATAACTTGTTGGATTTTTTCTTTGGCCCTGAATATGTGCCACCTGCTTGTTTGTAATACTTGACTGCTAACTGCATGGCTCTGGCTGAGTGTTTGCCACCCATCTTAGCTCTGGCTCTGGCCTTTGCTGCTGCCCACTTCTTGGGGTCTCTTTTCTTTGCGGTACTCATTTCTTCTGTTGCTTACGCTTACGCATAAGAGATGCAATAATTCTTTTCTTGATGGCATCAGGCAGGTTCTTCTGTTTGCCCTTCAACAAACTCTCACCTTGCATCTTCTTCATGGCACTCCCCTGTAGTTAAAATTTTACTATAGCGAAAAAAAAATAAAATACAACATCGAGTTCTGAGAAAAAATAATGCGTGGATACTACCTCTTATAGTAAGGTCAAGGGCATTTTTAAAGGCCTCGCAGTCAACTGAGGTCAATGTTAACCTTAAAATCTCCTACTATTTGGTGCTGATGTTTATCAGGAGCCTTATGTCCTGCTCGGTCAAGTATATCCTTCGCTGACTCCATCTGGACATACTCACTATTGGCTGTCATTGAGAGGCGAGTCAAGGTTCTCAACGCCTGTATGCTGTTGAGTCCGAATGATTCCTTTATCTGCCGATGAATATACTCTGCTACGTGCGGTTTCTTCAGCGTTGCGTAACCTTGGACAGCAGGTGTTTTACCCTTGTATCCTGCTGCTTTACTCGCCTCGGCAA